CCTTACTCTTAAAGACATTCCTTTGATTGTTGTTAACCATACCTATAAAGAAATTGGATTATATCCAAAGGACATTGTTGGTGGTGGTACAGGCATCTACTACTCTGCAGATACAATTTGGATCTTGGGTCGTCAGCAAGATAAGGATGCAGATGGGATTCAAGGATATCACTTTATTATTAATGTAGAGAAGTCACGATATGTTAAAGAAAAATCAAAAATTCCTATTACAGTTTCCTATGAAGGTGGGATCAAAAAGTGGTCCGGATTCTTGGATTTGGCTCTTGAGGGCGGTTATGTCATCAAGCCTTCTAATGGTTGGTATCAGCTTGTTGATCGTTCTACTGGTGAAGTTCTTGGTTCTAAAATGAGAGCAGCAGATATTGAAGATAATAAAGATATCTGGAAACAATTGCTCACTAACACTGACTTTGCACAATGGATTAAATCAAAGTACACATTGGTAGGTGGTAACCTTATGATGGCTGAAGTAGATGATATTGAGGATCTGGATTAATTATGGCAAATAATTCATTATTTGATAATCTAGCAGAGTTTACTCAAATTTACAAAGATGCTCGTCAACAGTATGATATTGAAGCTGAACAGTATTGGGAAGCTTTATCATATGAAGATAAGTTAAAAGTATTCTATCTTGTTACGAAACGTATTCATAAAGGTGATGTAATTGATCGAGGATCATTCCGTTATGTTCTTTATAACACGTTTGGGTTTGACATGGATTCATATCTAGTAGGTATGGATTCAGGTTATATGGAAATTCACAATGCTATTGCGGACGGTCTAGATGACGAACGAACAGATGGAAGCCAAGATAAGTAAATTGTCTATTCCTATTGAGACTCACATCATGATGTCATGTGATAATCAACAAGATGCTGTATTATTAGCAGTGGCTATGCTTCGAAAAGTAATATCTATTTTTGATACACACTACAATCCCGAAAGCCGTAAAGCATTAATTAGACAATTTAATCAATAGGATTGCATGTGTGGAAAACTATCGAGTATGTTTTTAGATGGCGAAAGCATCCTAAAGATGTTAAATTCTTTTTAAAGCATTTTAATTATAATAATGGTAGACCTATTACCACTTATAAGATAGGATCATTAATTATACAAACTCATCGTGTATATGTAGAAAAGAAATGATATTTGATACTTGGTCGATTAGATGGATAGGATTCAAGGGTAGTTTATTTTATTGGAATCTTTATAGATTCAATAGTGGTTATCCTTATGTTTCCTGGCGAATAGGACCAATTTTAATAAAAAGGTATTGGTAGTGATTGAAAAAACAATATTATCTCATTTAGTATATAATGAAGCATATGCAAGAAAAACACTTCCGTTTATTAAGGATGAATATTTCCATAACTTATCTGATAAGGTCGTCTATAATTTAATCAATGATTATGTTAACAAGTATAATAGTACTCCAACTAAGGAAGTGTTGTTTCTTGAATTAAATAATAAAGATGGATTGAGTGAGAATGTTTTTAAAGAATCAAAGCGAACGATCGAAGATCTTCAAATTGATAATACAGAAATTAAATGGCTGTTGGATAGTACTGAGAAGTTTTGTCAGGAAAAAGCTATCTATAATGCAATCATGGCATCAATCAAAATCCTTGACGATAAGACTGGATCAAGCTCTACAGGCGCTATTCCTAATCTGCTATCAGACGCTCTTGGTGTCAGTTTTGATGTTAGCATCGGTCATGATTATTTTGTTAATGCTGATGATCGGTTTGATTTCTATCATCGCAAGGAAGAACATATTCCCTTTGACCTCCAGTACTTTAATGACATTACTAAAGGAGGTCTTGTTAGAAAAACCCTCAACATTGCCCTTGCAGGCTGTGTGCATCCTGATACACTAATTACAGTAAGAGTTAAAAAGTAACCCCTGTCCCTGCCAACGTTTATATAAATATAAAACAAACAGTTGGAGGACTACATGAAATTGATATATCAAAGAGCATATAATATCTTATTAGAAACAACCAAATTTCGTTCTAAATTTATTGGTTGTCATAAACATAGAATTATACAGGGATACAAAGGTGGTACTTATGATACGATCAATGTATTATATTTGACTAAGCACGAACATTCTCTAATACATTTTATATTATGGAAGATCAATGGAGATTTTAGAGATAAAAGAGCATATAAAATGATAGGAAAAGGCCCTTCCGGTCTATCTCATGATGATAGGATAGATCACGGTTTATTATGTGCTAAAAATAAAATTGGGTTTCATGGTTTTCCCGATGATATAAAAAATAAGTGGAGAAACAAAGGTAGAGAAGTACAACAAATAAAAGCAGTTGAAAATAATGATAAAAATTGGTATTATTGGTCTACTAAAAAAGGTAGGAAAGAAAGAGCGTCACTTGGTGGTAAAGCTAGCTATGGTAAAAATAAAGCTTTTATTAAACAACAAGGTTCATTCAAAGATAAGTCTAAAGCATCCGATGCTGCTAAAAAATCTGCAAAAAAACCTGTTACTAACGGCAAAGATATAATTAAGTTTCACACAGAAGAACAAAGAATTGCTTATTTGTTAAGCAATCCAGCATGGAGAAAAGGGTGTCCTACGAAGAAAGACAAATTAGAATTGGTGATATAAAATCCCTTCTAGAACAAGGATATCAAATTGAAGTTGATTCACCAGATGGTTGGGTGGGTGTTAATTTTTTTATTGATAAAGGGCTATATGAAGAATATGTTCTTAGTATGAATAGTGGTGAATTTGTATTAAGCAATGCAGAGCACTTATTTGAGACATCAGCAGGGTGGGTAAGTGCAAGAGAATTGAATGGCGCAGGAGAAGTAGAATTTTTAACCAAGCGAGGGTATGAAAAAGGTTCAGTCTCACATACAGGTAATATGATCCCTATTGTTGACATTAATGTAGAACATGAAAACCACAGGTATTATACTAATGGTATTTCTTCTCATAATACTGGCGTTGGGAAATCTCTTTTTATGTGCCATTGTGCTTCGAATAACCTCGTAAATGGAAAGAACGTCCTTTACATCACAATGGAAATGGCAGAAGAGAAGATTGCAGAACGTATCGATGCTAATCTTTTAAATGTAACTGTAGATGAATTGTCGATCATCCCAAAAGATGTATATGATAAAAAAATTGGACGTGTAAAGGAGAAAACTATTGGCAAACTCATTGTTAAGGAATATCCAACTGCTAGTGCCGGTAGTAGTCATTTTAGACATCTTCTTAATGAGCTTCGCATTAAACGAAACTTTGTTCCTGATGTCATCTATATTGATTATCTCAACATTTGCAGTTCAAGCCGGATCAAGTCTGGTGCTAATGTCAACTCATACACTTATATCAAAGCAATTGCTGAAGAGCTTCGTGGTTTGGCTGTTGAGTTCAATGTTCCTGTTGTATCTGCTACTCAGACTACCAGAGGTGGATACGGCAATTCAGATGTTGAGCTTACAGACACTTCTGAATCATTTGGTCTTCCTGCTACAGCTGATTTAATGTTTGCTTTAATCTCAACAGAAGATATGGAAGCACTTGGCCAATTAATGGTCAAGCAATTGAAGAATCGATACAATGATCCTACAATCAATAAACGATTTGTTGTTGGTATTGATAGATCAAAGATGCGTTTGTATAATGTTGAACAGAGTGCGCAGACATTAGTGGATGATGCTCCTGTCTTCAACAGTACAAAAGCGGGCCAGACAATGACAGAAGATAAGCGTAGTAGGTTTAAGGAACTAACTGTATGATGGAAATATTATATAGATTGTTTATTGTTTGTTGCTTAACGATTATTGTTTGTATCCCAGTAGGATTATCTCTTTTATTTTTAATGTCTAATGAAGATATAGATGAATGAAAACGTCTGACCAAGCATATGAAGAATTTGTTGCAGATATCATCCTTACATATTTTGCAACTCAGCTTAGCTCAGGAAGGACTGTAATATACGAAAGTGAGATATGGCAAATGCTTGGTTGTGAATTGCCAGAAGGCCAAGAAAACCGTAAATTTTATTTAAAACAATATCACGATAATGTTATACCATTTCCTACCAAAAATAAATTAAATTAGCTGTTGCTTTTTTTATTAAATTATCATATATTGATAATGTAAGCAAACAAAGGAACACAAAAAATGGCTACTCGTTCGTTAATTGCCCTTGATAACACTGGAGTTTTTACGTCAATTTACTGCCATTGGGATGGTTATCTTTCTGGTGTTGGTAGGTGCTTGTTGGAAAACTACACTGATATCAACGATGTAGAGGAACTCCTTGATTTAGGTGATCTTTCTACGCTTGGTTATCATCCTACAGAATGCAAGCCTTTTGGAGAATATACAAACGAATGTGCCAAGGATTT